ATGAAGTCCTCTACGGACAAGATGGGCCGTGCTGTGAAACGTAAGTCGGCCGACGTTAAAGGCCGTGCTATGAAAAAAGGAGCTTGATCATGGCTGGAAGAGGAATGGGGGCTGCTACGCGCGGCGGTGGCGCTGTGATGGGTGGCGCTGCACAAAAGACAATGTCCGAGCCTAGTAAAGGCACTGGTGTGCCGATGATGGCCAAGGGGGGCATGGCTAACAGGGGCAACGTCAATGAGCACAAGCGCATGGCCATGGGCAAGCCCATCAAAAAAATGGGCGGTGGCATGATGTCCAAGGGTTACGCCGCTGGCGGCATGATGTCCAAGGGTTACGCTGCTGGCGGTGCTGTCAAGAAAATGGCCAAACGTGCTAAATAGTGGCCTATCTTATCAGTAACATACCGTACTTTAAGTGCTGGGTTCGGCGTGAGTTTACCCATATGCACGAGAAGTACCAAGGCGAGTATTTGCACGCAAACGTCATTGCGGTAAATACGATGCCAGATCGTTGTTTAAGTTTTCAGGTTGTGTTTACGGGGTGTGAAAGTCACGTAGATGGCTCTGAGAACGTGCATGGGGGAGCCATGTGGGCGCGCATGCCGATCACCGCTTTGGTGGGGGACATCCCGCTGGGGGACTGGCCGGAGCGAATGCCTACTCATTTGGCGCAGCCTTGGGATTGCCCGTCGCATCATCACACTGTGATCAAGTTTGCGCGGACAAGCCCTAGCCCTTGGTTATGTAAGATTGATGGCAAGTTTCAGACCGGCCGTTATTTATTCACCGTGGATTACACAGAGAGCGAAGTGGCTGATTGCCCTGCGCAGCACAAGCAAAGTCATGTTTTGATTCTGACCGATGCAGGTAAGTGGACAGGTAATATTGTAGCGTTGCCAAACAATCGAGTTAGGGTCACAAGCCCAGCGTTTTGGCAAACAGGCGAGGGTGCGCCCGACTTTAGGCCAAGTCAGTGGATTCATTGTGCGGAGCAAGATGATTCGTACATGGACACGCAAACAACCTTTAATAACCTGTACAACCAATGAGCACGTCCGGTACCACGACCTTTGATCTGTCGATTGACGACTTAGTTGAGGAAGCGTTTGAGCGCTGTGGGATGCGGCCGCAAAGCGGCTACCAGCTGAACACTGCGCGACGCTCCCTCAACCTGTTGTTTTTGGACTGGGCAAATCGTGGTCTGAACTTGTGGACCATTGAGCAAGCGACGTACACGTTGACGCAGGGCGTCAACGAGATCTCCCTGGCAACCGACACTGTCAACGTGCTGGAGGCGATCATTCGCCAGAACTCTCAAGGCATCAACAGCGATGTCTACATTGAGAGGATCAGCCGGGAAGATTGGTTGAACGTGCCGGACAAGACCTCGCAGGCGCGCCCTGCGCAGTTTTACGTGGAGCGCACCAACACGCCCAAGGTGTTCTTCTATCCCGCAGCGGATCAAACGTACACCTTCGTCTACTATCGCATCCGTCGCATCCAGGATGCCGGGGCGTACACCAACACGGCGGACGTGAACTTCCGATTCTTGCCGTGCTTGGCCTCTGGGTTGGCATACTACCTGTCGCTCAAGTTCGCGCCGGAGCGGTCGCAGGCGTTGAAGGCGATTTACGAAGAAGACTTTAACCGCGCGGCGATGGAAGACCGGGACACGGCCAGCGTGCAGTTTGTCCCGGATCTAGGGGTGTAGCATGGCCTACGCTTCTGGGAAGTTCGCGCTTGCGCTGTGTGACTTCTGCGGCCAGCGGTATCCGTACAATGTGCTTCGTAAGAACTGGGAAGGCTACATGGTCTGCCCAGACGACTATGAGCCAAAGGAGCCGCAGCTTGAGCCTTTGCGATACCGTGGAGATGCAATTGCGTTGCGTAATCCTCGCCCGGATCGCATAGAGCCTGTGTCCGTGTTCGTTGGTGCGCCAGGGTTTTCTGCCTTCCAGAGCTTTGGAAGCGCGCGAAACACGAACGATATGCGTCCGTACATCGTCGGGCAGGCTCTGATTGCGTTAGGATCCGTGGGATCTGTCACGGTGAGCACATCATGACCTACGACGAGCTGGTCACCAACATCCGCAACTACACTGAGGTGGGGAGCAACGTCTTCACCAACTCGGTGATCAACACGTTCATCACCATGGCGGAGAACCAGATCCTTCGCCAAATTGATTTGGACGTGTTCAAGCTTGAGGTCAGTGGTAATTTGACCTCTAACAACAAGTTTCTGGCTGCCCCAAGCGATATTTTGACGCATCGATACCTGATGATTACCTCGGGTAGCGAGCAGGTGTTTTTGGACTTTCGTGACACGTCCTTTATGAAGGAATATTGGCCGAATGGGGCCACCACGGGGGTGCCAAAGTACTATTCGGTGTGGGATCAGAACACATTTTACGTCGCACCTACTCCGAATGCATCGTTTACGGCGGAACTTGGGTACATCTACCGGCCAGAACAGCTGTCTTCGACGAATCCAACGACCTGGATCAGCACAAATGCCCCGGAAGCGTTGCTGTATGCTTGCCTGATTCAAGCGTACAGTTACACCAAGGGCCCGGATAGCATGCTCAGTTACTTCCGCAACTCCTATCAAGAGGCGTTGCAGGGCTTGGGTAACGAGCAGCAGGGCCGTCGTCGTCGTGATGAGTACCGGGATGGCATGTTGCGTGTCCCGCTTAAATCGGAGTCGCCCGGGCCATGATCAGTTTTCAGACACCAGCGCTTCTTGGCGGAATCACCGTCATGACCACGGAAAATCGTGGGTGGTCAGTGGAAGAAATCGCCAAGCGCGCGGCAGACAAGATCATTTACGTGGGAGATCAGTCTCATCCGGCCGTCCAGGCGCAGGCGCGCGCGTTCAAGGACCGGGTTGAGGCGGTGGTAGCGGCATACCTGCGTGAAGCGGTGGAGCAGGAACGATCAACGATTGCGAACAAGCTGCGTGGAGCGGGGCATCCGGAGCTGGTTCATCTGTTAGGAGAGTAGCGATGGCGTTCTCTGGAAATTTCATGTGCACGAGCTTTAAGGTTGAGCTGATGAAGGCTGTGCATAACTTCACGACGAGCACAGGCAACACGTTTAAGCTTGCGCTGTACGACAACAGCGCGTCGTTTACGGCAGCAACCACGGCCTACACCGCCTCAAACGAGGTGGCCAACTCTGGCACGTACTCGGCTGGGGGCGGCACGCTCACAAATGTGACGCCGACGAGCTCTGGAACAACTGCGTTCACGGACTTCGCTGACCTGTCGTTTACGTCGGCGACCATCACCGCTTTTGGTGCATTGATCTACAACGATTCAGCAGCGGGCGATCCGTCGGTGTGTGTTCTTGACTTTGGTGGAGCGAAAACCTCGACCAACGGGACGTTTACGATCATCTTTCCGACTGCGGACAGTACTTCAGCGATCATCCGGATCAGTTAAAGGAATGCGGTGGCTGATGCGACCGTTGCATTCCAAGGATGGAATGCCTCTGGCGTAGGCTGGGGTGAGGATCCATGGGGCGAGAGCCTTGCGGATCTTCCTACTGGCACGGGCGCGGTTGGCTCGGTCACAGTAAACGGGGACGCCAATGTCTCCGTCACCGGTGTAGCAGGCACCGGAGCCGTTGGATCGGTCACGATCGCGGCCGATGCAAATGTCTCGGTCACAGGCGTAGCTGCAACGGGTGCGGTAGGCACGGTTGCGGTCACGGGTGATGCTAATGTTTCCCTCACAGGCGTAGAAGCGACTGGCGCGGTCGGATCGGTCACGATCGCGGCCGATGCCAACGTATCGGTGGCGGGCGTGTCGGCGACCGGCGCGGTGGGCACGGTTGCGGTGACCGTCGGCGCTGATGTGTTGGTCACGGGCGTTGCGGCGGCAGGCAGTGTTGGCACGGTTGCGGTGACCGGAACGGCCAATGTATCGCTGACTGGGGTGGCGGGTACGGGAGAGGTGGGCAGCGTAACGGTTGCCGCGAACTCGGACGTGCTCGTGACCGGGGTGTCGGCTGCGGGCGCGGTTGGAACGGTAGTGGTAACAGGCACCGCATCGGTCAGTGTGACCGGAGTTGCAGCAACGGGGCAGGTAGGCTCAGTTACGGTTGCTGCGAATTCCGATGTAGTGGTAACCGGAGTATCAGCGACAGGTGCGGTAGGGTCTGTCGCGACGACTGGCGATGCGCAGGTCTTGCCGACGGGCGTGTCGGCGACGGGCTACATAAGCCCTGTACTGGTCTGGGGCGTGATTGATGACAACCAGACCCCTAACTGGCAGAATGTAGCGGATTCACAGACGCCAAGTTGGTCGCCGGTTGATGATGCACAATCTATCTCATGGGCGACGGTCGATGATTCCCAGACGCCGAGCTGGGCCGTTGTCAATGATGGCAACACAGTGACCTGGGTTCAGGTTACGACGTAAAGGAAAAGCACATGGCTAGCACCTACTCAACGAACCTCAAGATCGAGCTGATGGCGACCGGAGAAAACTCCGGAACCTGGGGCGGCATTACCAACACAAACCTTGGAACTGCGCTTGAGCAGGCGGTGGTGGGCTATGGCAACCCTGACTTTGCGACAGATGCCAACCTGACCATATCGCTCACCGATAGCAACGCCGCACAGGTCGCGCGAGCGCTGGTGCTAAATGTCACTTCGACGGGGAGCTTGAGCACGACGCGTGAGTTGATTGTTCCGACGATCCAGAAGCAGTACATCGTTCAGAACAACACGTCGGGCGGCCAGAGCATCACGGTGAAGACCTCGGGCGGCTCTGGGATCACGGTGCCGAACGGGCGCAAGGCGCACCTGTACGTGGATGGCACGAACGTCATCCAGATGTTCGACTTCGTGGACATCAACGGTGGGGCGATTGATGGAACCACGGTCGGTGCGGCGAGCGCCTCGACGGGTGCGTTTACGACGCTGACCGCTAGTGACGCGGTTACTTTCTCTGCAACGACCCAAAACATCGCCCTCGGCACCTCCCAAACCTCCAGCACATTCACCGTTGGCGGGGCTTCCCAAACCGGCACGCAGACCTTCGATCAATCGACGAAGACTCACACCCTGAACATCGGGGCCGGAGCGACGGAAAGTGCCGCGACCAAGACAATCAATATTGGTACGGGCGGCGTAGCGACCAGCACGACAGCGATTGCTATCGGCTCTACCAACGGCACGACCATTACTTTGAATGGAACGGTCAACGCAACGACTGTAAACGTAACGACTCTTGATCTCACAAACCTAGAAGTCACTAACATCAAAGCGAAAGACGGCACTGCTGCCGCTACGATTGCGGATTCAACTGGCGCAATTACCGTTTCCACACAATTAAACGTAGACAACCTGCGGCTTGATGGAAACACCCTATCTTCGACAGACTCCAATGGCAATGTTGTCGTTGCCCCCAACGGAACGGGAGATGTTCAACTTGATGCCGACACGGTGCGCGTAGGGGATTCCAACGCTAACGCGACAATTACTACCAACGGTACTGGCGACCTAATCCTGAATACGAACTCGGGGACTAACTCGGGTTCGATCACGATTGAAGACGGCGTAAACGGAAACATCATCATTGCGC